CATGATAGAAGCATTACGTATAATAGCCATACGCTGTGCACCACCTACTACCTTTATGTCAGCAGCAATACCTTGACTGTGTGTGCCCGGCTTAGCTTTAGCAGCTTCAATGCTGTGATTAGGCGATCTGTACCCACTAGTTATAATGAACGGAAACCCACACACCTCACGCAGTGCATCAAGTTTCTGTAAGAAGTCAGGACACATCTCATTCTCACCAGTTTCCTGACAGTTAAAATCTTCTACTTTAAAATACTTTAAATTCATTTTCTTAGACTCATTAGTTTAGAAACACCTTTAATACCAAAGCTGCTAGATATACATATAAACAATAAATATTGGTACCACTCAGGGAGCTGAGACAAAGCAGCAAAACCCTGTTCTACTCTAGATATTATAGTTAGGTCATCAGCTACAATAGCATAACCTACCATAAACACGGGTATCGCTAACACAATCGTCCAAAATTCGTCTTTCCAGCTATGGGCGGAAGCATCAGCCATCTTAGCTTCCCACTCACCATCATTCTCAATAACCTTCATCTTGGCTTTGTGTTTAGCTTGTTTTTCTTCTGCTTTATTTTTTAAGTAACCCCCAGCTATATTAGCTATAGGGCCTATAAGATTCTGTAACATATATACCTCACTTTAGAGGATTAGATAAGTAGTCCATTCCATCCCAGAGATCTTGAATCTCTTTCTTAACTACCTTTATGTCATCCTCAAATTGTTCTACTTCTTTTGTAACTAACTCAGCTTTCTGTACTACAGTTTCCATCTTAGTTACTTTCTGTTCTAGTTCAGTTATTTCTTCTTTGAACTCTACCATTTTAGCGTAATTATCTTTGATGGTAACTAAGTTAGTACCCAATGCAGCTAGTTTACCTTGTAACTGAGATACATTGTTATCTTTTAACTGTGTCTCAATAAGCGATATTTTTTCTTCAATAGGCGCTACATCAGGTATTACCCTAGCTTCCACAGACTCTAGTCTAGAGTACAAACTGCTTGCTGTCCACACTCCACCACCAATAGTAGAACCGATACCTAAAACTATAGCAATCCATACGCCCTTAAACGATGTACCACCAATCTTTAGTTCCGTATCCTCAAGGCTCATAGTTACAGTCTCCGTACATAAAGCAATCATAGCCCTGTACTGTAGGCCCAGTCATGTAGTATTCTGATTCTTGACCAGCAACTAATATATCTGCCTCGCTTACGTACATATCTAAACCAAAGTTTGAACCGTTTAACAATACAGCAGTAGCATTGTTTGTGCCTGCCCACTGCATACTAACCCACTGTTGATTAGCATTATAGGATAATGTAGCTTGTTCAGCAGTAGTGTTGTTGTTTTCAGCACCTTGCTCTAGGAAGCCTACCGCGTCTTCGTTTGCGGCTACAGCAGTAAAGGCACTTGCATTATTGGCATGAGTTTCAATGTCATCTATAGACTGATTATATTCGGTAACTTCTTCTTGTGTAATTGTTAGAACTTCTTGGTTATTAGCTACAAATTCTTGTACAGCTGCTTTATCATCAGGAGTAGCTGCTTCTTCCGCTAATTCCGCCACCTCTACAACTTGTACCATCTCAACAACAGCTTCAGTAAATACTCCGATAGCTTCATCCATAAGCTCAAGTTCGGTATTTGCTTGTTCGTTTAAGACAGACTGTACATCACCATAAGGCATGTAACTAGCCATATTAGAAAGAGCATCGTTGTATGCTTGAATTTGCTGTGAGGTGATATGCGCGGACTCTGAAATAGTACCGTCAGACATAGAAGTACCAAGATAAGAAGACTCAGTGGCAGAACCAACATATGCAATACCTTTATCTATTTGACTTACAATTTGGTTAGATGTGTTAATCAGGTTGTCTAGCTGATCTGAGTGAGCTGCGGAACCTATCACTAACAGAGACATCATTATCTTCTTCGGCATCATCAGTATTTTCTCCTATCTGTAGAATTTTATTGTACCATTCCTTAGTCTTTTTGTTGTAGTCCGGTATGTAAGTTTCAGGATTCATCTTCATTACTAGAAAAGCCCTCTTACCTACAATCAGCCTACCATTTGACAATATAGGACATGGTGTACCCGAGATAAACATTGATCTCCAAACTTCGACTGATTCGCACATTCTAGCAACCGCAGCTACTTTCATACCTAAATCAGACAAAACCTTAGCGTCTCTGCGCCTATTACACTCCTCATCTATTTTATATTTACCTTTAGACCAACCAACTACAACTGTCTGTACTGATGATCCAATACCCTTCAAACATGTTTCTACCCCATTAGACATATAAGAAGGTGTTATAGCTGACCCAACGGGTATTTCACTACTAGACCCAGCACCATTGTAAGTATTTGATACTGAGTCGTCTTGGGTATTGTTGTTACTATTTACGTTACTACCATCACCGTTATATGTATTTAGTGATCCATCTTGCTGGTTTGCTATAGCAACTGATGTAAATAATAAAAAACCTAGTTTAAATAAAGTTTTTACCAATTAAGTCTAGTCCTAATATCATAGGGTAAAGAAGCCATAATAGACGTTCTATATTTTTAAACTTGTGCATACCCTGATCTAAACGCTTATCAACTGTATTTAGCTGATACTGTATGTGTTCCATACGTAACGCGCACTCTTTTTCGTGAGATTCTATTTTGTATAAGGCTTCTTTATTGTCGTCCATGATTATGATCTCGTCACGTTAGTTTGATCTACTTGTAGCACATTAAAAGTAAACGACCCCACATTACTCACAGGGCCCATAAGTATTTGCACACGCATTTCAATGTCACCCGCACCGCCTGAATCAGGTACTACTTTTAACGTAGGTAGTGTAAAGGTTTCTTGAGTGGTAATTGGATTACCAGAACCATTTATGTCTATGATTTTACTTATGGTAAAGGTTTCATCTAGGGCTTCTGTGCTAGCATTAGGTACGTTTGGTGTTGCTGTAACCCAAGTGCCCGCGCTCTCAAACGCAGAAGAACTTACATACACCGTACCGCCTGTACTACTAAACAACCCCGTACTAGAATTATTGTTGTCATAGACAATAGTTGTCTTATTAGTGCCATCATCATAAGTAGCACTTTGAATCTTCTTTTTACTAGCGCCATCCGCTGCATCATCTAACCAACTAAAAGAATCTATTTTACTTGTCTGATCTCCAGCTACCTTTATTAAGTACCAATACGCATTAGTGCCGCCTTGTTTTGCATCTGCATCAGTAACTGCGCCAATGCTTGTACCTGTAGCCCCTTTTGACTTGCGCTGTACGCGAACTGAGGCATCAGATAGTGTTGGGACAGTTTTAGTGCCACTGAAAGAAAGTTGACCAGTTATAGCTAAATCTAGTTCCTGAAACACCGTACGAGAATTACCATACAAGTCAAATGTACCTATAGTTTCAGTAGCGTCATCTGCTATAGATATAGATGGTGGTTGTGAGCCTGAGAGGCCTGAACCAGCGCTAGCCCACGGGTATATTCTTTCAGAACGCTTAAAATTACCTATAGCATCTACATAAGTTTTTATAGCAAGCTCTGTGAGCATTTTTGTGTTTGCAGCTACCGCATTCATTGCCGTGTCAATGGCTGATATAGTTTGACCTGAATTAACCTGTATGGTAGCTGCATTCATTGCAGCCGCTTCCAAAGAAGCAATGTAATTACTTTGTTCTAACACATTAGTGCCATCACACATCAAGTTTATTTGTTGTGCTGTAGGTACAGCTATACCTGTGCCACTAGCAGTTTTTACAGTTATTGTCTGCCCTGAAGTGTTTATGATTGCGTATAACTTAGAAGACGCTGGTACTATTAATGTGCCCGCACCGGAAAGTTGTGTGCCTGTGTCTGTAAGCAAAAGTATTGCTGCTCTAGCTTCTGAAGTAGTGCCGTTACCTTCGCTTAGAGTATGTGAATTAGTAGACCAAGTATTTACAGTCTTCTTACCTGCAATGGCTTCTTCAAGCATATCAGTTAACTGAGAGTTTATAGTAGTACCCCAGTTAGTATCGCCAGAAGCTGGCTTTCCTAATTTTAATATACTAGTGTAAGATGTACTCATTATGTAATCCTTATAAGTGCTGCAGTAGACGTATTAGCTGGCATACCAACTGTAAACGTACTGTTATTACTTGTTTTATCGTCGCCAAAGTCTAATACCATGACAGCTTTATTACCCTGTGTAGCATTATATATTAATGCACCCCTAGCCGTAAAACTACTACTTGCCCAAGTAGCGTCTGAAAAATTAACAAACCCTACACCGTCACCACTAGAGACTGTAGTAGCTGCAATTACTTTAGTGCCCGCATCATATCCTGTGCCAGATACTTCGTTATCCGTGGTGTATGCAGTAGTGTCCGCATTTAACGTAGCAGCGCTAGTATACAAAGCTATCTTAAACTCGTGGGTGCCGAAGATATGTGTGCCTTCTAATAGCTCTTTCTTAAATGATGTACATAATACTTGTGAGATAGCCATCTATTACCCCTGTTGTTCTGGTGTTGGTTGTTGCATAGGGATAGGTTTAGGTGGCTGCCCTATAGGCCTATATGAATCAGACTTTAGTCTTACATCCACAGTATTTTGTAACTGTTGCAAGCCCAATACAAACTGTTGCTCGTACATCTGAACCATATCCGGTTCTGCTTTCATAAACTTAGCGGCTTCTACTAATACTCCATTT